ACCGGAAGCAGCATTAACGCGATTGCTCCAAACATTGTACGCTGACGAATAAAGGTTATTCCCAAAATACGATTCATCGGTTCCCTGAAGTGACGATATCGTCCAACTATCCCCCTGCAAACCTTTGCCATTAATACCGGAAGCACCAAAAATAGCTGTCGGCGTAACCCCCACGCCGACGTTTTGCGAAGCGTCAATCGTGAGTGCACCGATATTTGCAGTCCTAAGAACGAGAGGTGTTGAAGTTGTTGAACCAATTACAAATTGTGTACCGTCAACATACAACTGACCCTGGTATGATCCATTAATTGCAAATGTCTGCTGCGCAGTTCCAGCCGCCGGACAATCGATTCTGAATTGTCCAATGGTTGAAACATTGGCTCCATAAACATATAGCTTCGATGTAGGACTCGCCCCCACGCCCAGCCCCGTGCTATTGAGGGTCATACGGTCCCCACCTGCGCCGTCTTTCCAAGAGAATACTCCAAGCTGACTTATTTGATACTGTAACAAATCATTTACAAAAAATCGGATCGGCCTAGTGGATACGGAAACAAAATCAATATTGGAATCGTCTGTCCCAATATATAATTGTTGCGTGGTACCATTATTTGCGTAAAATCGAAGCGCAGTGGTATTATCGGCACGGCCACGAATAATGATTCCGGTACCACCAGTATTGCATTGAACCGCTAGCGGAACAGTTGGACTAGTTATACCTATACCAACATTACCACCAGAAGTAATTCTAACTTTTTCAGTTCCGTTCGTTTCTAAAATCAAAGGAGAATCATTTGATGAACCAACTGATGTACCCGTGCTATAGCTATAGAGATATCCCCATCTTGTACCATCACTATCGTATGTACCATATCCAGCCGTACCTCCGCTTGAAAATGACGTAATAGTTTGTGATTTAACAGTTGAATGTCCACTTACCCAATCTCCCACTATATGTAGTTTAGTATTAGATGGACTTGTTGTGCCAATACCAACATTACCGTCTCTATATAAAGTTAATGTTCTTCCTCCTGAACCTCCTAACCATAAATCTCCTACTCCAGCGCTTACCATTTGCATACCAATCACACCATTAGCGCCTCCGTTAGCTATAAAGTTTACAGCTTCAATTGTGCCTGAAGAATTGCCGTAATTTAATTTTAATCCTGCTCCTGTAGAAAACCCTGCAATTTCTAGTTTAGCAGTAGGACTTGTTGTGCCTATACCAGCTTTGCCAAGTACATACAAATTTGACGCGGTTAAACTGCCACTGAAACCACTAGCTTTTATAAATTCCGTAGCTATAATTGATCCTGTAATTCGAGCACCTTGTAATATTGCCATATAATATAATTATTTATTTATCAATCGATTTATTGTTATTTGTTGTTCATCAACTATCTGCTTCAATTCTTTAACACCCTGTATCAATACAGCTGTCAATTTACTATAATTTATACCAGATATATTACCCAACTCATCATAACTAACAAATTCAGGATATATCTTCACAACCTCTTCAGCTATCAAACCAATACTAAATTCATTGTTGTTCTTATACCTAAATGTCACCGGATTCAATAACACAATCTTGTCCAATTGCGGCGGCAATAAAGGTACAATATCCGTTTTAGTATCTTCACTAGACGTTTCTATCAATGTAGTAGCACTAACAGTTCCAGTAACCGTTAATGTAGTACCACTCACACTCAAAAAATTAACACTCTGTAACGTAGTAAGACCAGTCGTTTTTACCAAATAATTAGGTTGATCAGTAAAACTACCACCACTAATTCCACTGGTACCACTAGGAGCACTAATACCACTAGTGCCACTCGTACCACTGCTACCACTGGTTCCACTTATACCACTACTGCCACTACTAGCACTAGCACCTCCACCAGCACTTACACCACTTGTTCCACTTGTACCAACAGTTCCACTACTACCACTGCTACCACTTGTTCCACTGGTTCCACTGGTTCCATTTCGACCACTTGTGCCACTGCTACCACTTGTTCCGCTCGTTCCACTTGTGCCACTCGTTCCATTTGTTCCGCTTGTTCCGTTTTGACCACTGCTACCACTTGTTCCACTTGTACCGCTACTACCACTTGTACCACTACTACCACTTGTGGCACTATTACCACTGCTACCACTATCACGACTAAATCCGCTTGTACCACTGCTACCACTAGTACCACTGGTACCACTTGTTCCGCTTGTGCCACTTGTACCACTGGTTCCATTTCTACCACTGCTACCACTAATACCACTGCTACCACTGCTACCACTAGTTCCACTTGTTCCGCTAGTGCCACTTGTTCCGTTTGTTCCACTTGTTCCGTTTTGACCGCTACTACCACTTGTTCCGCTCGTTCCACTACTACCACTTGTACCACTACTACCACTTGTAGCACTATTACCGCTGCTACCACTATCACGACTAAATCCGCTTGTACCACTGCTACCACTAGTACCACTGGTACCACTTGTTCCGCTTGTTCCACTGGTGCCATTTGATCCGCTTATACCACTGCTACCACTAATACCACTGCTACCACTGCTACCACTAGTTCCACTTGTTCCGCTAGTGCCACTCGTTCCATTTGTTCCGCTTGTTCCGTTTTGACCACTGCTACCACTTGTTCCACTTGTACCGCTACTACCACTTGTTCCGCTTGTTCCACTGGTGCCATTTGATCCGCTTATACCACTTGTACCACTAGTACCATTAGTACCACTGCTACCACTAGTACCACTGGTACCACTTGTTCCGCTTGTTCCACTGGTGCCATTTGATCCGCTTATACCACTTGTACCACTAGTACCATTAGTACCACTGCTACCACTTGATCCACTTGTTCCACTTGTTCCACTTGTGCCACTAGTACCATTTGTACCATTTGACCCACTTATACCACTTGTTCCACTCGTTCCACTGGTACCATTTGATCCACTCGTACCACTAGTGCCACTGGTACCACTGCTCCCACTTGATCCACTTGTTCCGCTTGTGCCACTAGTACCATTTGACCCACTTATACCACTTGTGCCACTTGATCCATTACTGCCGCTTGTTCCACTTGTTCCGCTTGTGCCACTAGTACCACTTGATCCGCTTGTACCACTTGTGCCACTGCTACCACTGGTACCATTAGATCCACTTGTACCGCTTGTGCCACTAGTACCATTTGTACCACTTGTACCGTTAGATCCACTTGATCCGCTAGTACCAGACGATCCGCTACTACCACTTGTACCGTTTGATCCGCTTATACCACTTGTGCCACTTGTACCACTGGTGCCGTTTGTTCCACTGCTACCACTTATACCAGACGATCCGCTACTACCACTTGTACCGTTGGATCCACTTGTGCCACTTGTACCGTTAGATCCGCTTGTACCGTTAGATCCGCTTGTACCACTTGATCCACTTGATCCGCTTGTGCCACTTGATCCACTTGATCCACTTGACCCACTGGTGCCGTTCGATCCGCTTGTACCACTTGTGCCACTTGATCCACTTGACCCACTTATACCAGACGATCCGCTACTACCACTAGTACCGCTTGTGCCACTAGTACCACTAGTACCACTAGTACCACTTGTACCGTTAGATCCACTTGTGCCACTAGTACCACTGCTTCCACTTGTGCCACTGCTTCCATTTGATCCACTTGTACCACTACTACCACTTGTACCACTTGTACCACTACTGCCACTTGTACCGTTGGATCCACTTGTGCCACTAGTACCACTGCTTCCACTTGATCCACTTGATTCACTTACGCCACTGGTGCCGCTTGTTCCATTTGTACCACTGCTGCCACTTATACCAGAAGATCCACTACTACCACTTGTGCCACTTGTGCCATTAGATCCACTTGTACCGCTTGATCCATTTGATCCACTTGTACCGCTTGATCCACTTGACCCACTTGTACCATTTGATCCACTTGACCCACTTGTACCACTTGTGCCGCTTGTACCACTTGTGCCATTAGATCCACTTGTTCCACTAGTACCGCTTGTGCCATTAGATCCGCTCGTACCACTAGTACCACTAGTGCCGCTTGTGCCATTTGATCCACTAGTACCACTTGATCCACTAGTACCGCTTGTACCACTTGTGCCACTAGTACCGCTTGTGCCACTTGTGCCACTAGTACCGCTTGTACCACTTGTGCCACTAGTACCGCTTGTACCACTTGTACCACTTGTACCACTTGTGCCGTTTGATCCGCTTGTACCACTTATACCAGATGATCCACTTGTACCGTTTGTGCCACTGGTACCACTTGTGCCACTAGTACCACTAGTACCACTTGTGCCGCTTGTACCACTTGTGCCATTAGACCCACTTGTTCCACTTGTACCATTAGATCCGCTTGTTCCAGATGATCCACTTGTTCCACTTGTACCACTTGTTCCACTACTACCAGATGTACCACTTGTACCGTTAGTACCGTTAGTACCATTTGATCCGCTTGTGCCATTTGATCCACTACTACCACTTGTTCCACTACTACCGCTTGTGCCACTCGTTCCACTACTACCACTTATACCAGAAGATCCACTGCTACCACTTGTACCGCTTGTGCCATTAGATCCACTTGTTCCACTTGTACCGCTACTACCACTTGTACCACTACTACCACTTGTACCATTAGATCCACTTGTACCACTTGTGCCACTTGTGCCACTTGTGCCACTTGTGCCACTTGTGCCACTGGTACCATTTGATCCACTACTACCGCTTGTACCATTAGATCCGCTTGTACCAGATGATCCACTACTACCGCTTGATCCGCTTGTACCAGATGATCCACTTGATCCACTTAATCCACTTGAACCACTTGAACCACTAGTACCGTTTGTACCGCTTGTACCACTAGTACCGTTTGATCCACTAGTACCACTACTGCCACTTGATCCGCTTGAACCACTTGAACCACTTGATCCACTTGTACCGCTAGTACCACTTGATCCGCTTGTACCACTTGTGCCACTGCTACCACTGGTACCGTTAGATCCGCTAGTACCACTTGTTCCATTAGATCCACTTGTACCGGATGATCCACTTGATCCGCTAGTACCAGACGATCCACTTGATCCGCTAGTACCGGACGATCCACTTGTTCCATTCGTTCCATTGGATCCGCTGGTACCAGATGATCCACTTGATCCGCTAGTACCAGATGATCCACTTGAACCGCTTAATCCACTTGATCCACTTGATCCACTCGATCCACTAGTACCGCTTGTACCACTAGTACCGCTTGTACCACTAGTACCACTTGTGCCATTAGATCCACTTGTGCCGTTTGATCCGCTAGTACCACTTGTGCCATTTGATCCACTTGTTCCACTACTACCACTTGTACCACTTGTTCCACTACTACCACTTGTACCGCTTGTACCACTCGTTCCACTTGTACCATTTGATCCACTTGTGCCATTTGTGCCGTTAGATCCGCTTGTACCATTTGATCCACTAGTACCACTTGATCCACTTGATCCACTTGTACCGCTAGTACCACTTGTGCCGCTAGTACCACTTGTGCCGCTAGTACCACTTGTGCCGTTTGTGCCATTAGATCCACTTGTTCCGCTACTGCCAGACGATCCGCTAGTACCAGATGAACCACTTGAACCACTTAACCCACTTGAACCACTTGAACCACTTGATCCGCTAGTACCGCTTGTGCCACTTGTTCCGCTAGTACCACTAGTACCATTTGTACCACTTGATCCACTTGATCCACTTGATCCACTTGATCCACTTGATCCACTTGATCCACTTGATCCACTTGATCCACTTGTACCGCTAGTACCACTGGTACCACTTGTTCCACTTGTGCCGCTCGTACCACTAGTGCCGTTTGTGCCATTAGATCCACTTGTTCCGCTACTGCCAGACGATCCGCTAGTACCAGATGAACCACTTGAACCACTTAACCCACTTGAACCACTTGAACCACTTGATCCGCTAGTACCGCTTGTGCCACTTGTTCCGCTAGTACCACTGGTACCATTTGTACCACTGGTACCATTTGTTCCATTAGATCCACTTGATCCACTTGACCCACTTGACCCACTTGACCCACTTGATCCACTTGTACCACTGGTACCACTTGTACCGCTAGTGCCGCTTGTACCACTAGTGCCATTTGTACCATTAGTGCCGTTTGTACCATTTGATCCACTTGACCCACTTGATCCACTTGATCCACTAGTACCGCTTGTACCACTTGTGCCGCTTGTACCACTGGTGCCGCTTGTACCACTAGTACCGCTTGTACCACTTGTGCCGCTTGTACCACTGGTGCCATTTGTCCCATTACTACCGGATGATCCACTATTACCAGATGATCCACTTGTACCGCTTGTACCACTTGTACCACTTGTTCCACTAGTACCACTTGTGCCACTGGTGCCATTTGTGCCGCTTGTGCCGTTTGAACCACTGCTTCCACTTATACCAGATGTGCCACTTGTGCCACTAGATCCGCTCGATCCACTTGACCCACTGGTACCACTCGTACCACTAGTACCACTGGTGCCACTAGATCCGCTTGTACCACTTGTACCACTTGATCCACTTGTACCACTTGATCCGCTGCTACCACTTGTACCACTTGATCCACTTGTACCACTTGTGCCACTAGATCCGCTTGTACCACTGGTGCCACTGCTACCACTAGTACCGTTTGTGCCACTTGTACCACTGGTACCACTTGTACCACTAGTACCACTTGTTCCGCTACTACCACTTGTTCCGCTGCTTCCACTGGTGCCTGATCTACCGCTTGATCCTCTTGTGCCACTTGTGCCGGTTGTACCGCTTGTAGTACTTGTACCACTTGATCCGCTTGATCCATCTAATAAACCACTACTACCGCTTGTACCACTGCTTCCATTTTCTCCACTAGTTCCACTGGTTCCTATATCGCCACTTTGACCGCTACTACCACCCTCACCATTTGTACCGCTTGTGCCTTGACTACCACTGGTACCTGAAGATGTGCTTGTACCGCTTGTGCCGCTTGTATTGCTTGTTCCGCTTGATCCAGCTGATCCTTTTTCTCCGCTACTACCACTACTACCACTGGTGCCTGTGCCTGAAGTACCACTGGTGCTGATATTACCGCTTACACCTATGATGTATCCGCATGCATCAAACGAAAAAGTTATGGTTGCGGTATTATCATTATTGAGTACTATTGTTTCTGGTATTAATTGATTGAAATTCTCGTCGTATGTTTGAATTAATACTAGATCTGAGTTTAAATTATGATCAAATACCCAAGTTTTTGATTTTTGATCGCATGGTATTTGTTTAGTAGCAACATTGTTGAAAAACTGAGAACTGGTTCGACAATAAATAATTTTACGTAATTCGTCGATTATTTTAAGAAACAGCTCTGTGGTAGGATCTTTAAAAGTCGCTGTTAATTTTTTATAATCATACAGAGCATTATCCAATTTTATTGGAGAAACCTCGCATGGATCTTTCTTTAATGTTGACATTTCTTATAAATATAACGATACGGTTAAGTAACACCGTGTAAGTGTTAAAAACATAAATATTAATTATATTTAATTAAATAGAGAAATTGGTATTCTTCTCCACTGTCCTGCGCTGTATATATAAAAATAATTACCGTCGTAGCTTACCCAACCATCTTCACCATAATCTGATGATTGATATGGTACTTGATGATAGAATTTGTCAGGAAATCTTTGAAATACTCTAAAAGCGGTATTTATTGGTCTTTTATTTGCAGTTGTGTAAATAGGATTGCCATTGCAATCGTATCCACTGATATAGGTTTGACTATTATAGTCATAATCAAATGTAGCAATTTCTCTTTTTAACCACCCCGCTGGATATTGATAAACATAGATATATTTAGAATCATATGCTAACCAACCATTTTCTCCATAATCGGTGATAGATTTTGGAGCTGGATGAAATGGTGTTTTGGTAACACCTTCAAAACTGGGTTGTATTTTATTATATCCGTCTAAATTTGTTACTTTATTTACGTTTAGTGCCATTGTACCTTGACCTGTTACATCTGTGTAATCCAATGGACTATCTTTTAAATTGTTGCTATTCTTAATAATATTGTTTGAAATGTTTTCCATTTCACCTGCACTAGCAATTGCATTTTCTTGCAACATTACTTTTCTTACTGTAAATAGCTTTTGAGTGGTATTTTTTACCCCGTCTAAATTTGTTATGTAATTTTCATTTAACAAATATGCATTGACATTTATATCAAATGATGTTTTGATATTACGATCTTCACCTTCATTGATTTCTTGTTCGATGCTATAACTGTCTATTCTGGCTCTGAACTTAAATCTTTCAGCGTCTCCCCAGTAATCTTTAGCTGCATAATTGATTTGTTCCAACAGCTTATTGTTTTGATCTACATAATCAGTCCAAATGATACATTCGTATGTAATATTTACTTGAACTGGTAAACTTACACTGTAAATTTGTTTGGTTGGCTTGCTTGCAAACGCACCTTTGTTCATCAAATCAAATCTGTCATATTTGTTTTTCTCGCTATAATTCATTATGGTTTCATAACTCAAATAACGATTAAATGTTGCAAGATCTTTGTTATTTTCTACACTTTTTCTACGAATCATAACAGCTGGCAACAATATTTTGCCTTGATTGTCTCTGATATGACCAAACTTTTTCATAGCAAACCATCTTTCTGGATTGCCATATATAATTGGCACCTTGACAACTTCACCATTATCGTTTACTTGTAGTCTTAAAGTACTATCTAATGTGTTGATAATAGCTGTATCAACGTCCAATAACGTTACAGTAAAATTCTTTTGTTTATCTGTGTCCCGACGAGTTGCGTTGGCTCTATTATAGAACTTTTTAACATCTGATTGTGCAGATGCGTTTTCAATAGGATTTGGCGGCGGATTTGTATTAGTATTTGGACCCCAAGCCATAAATTATGTTTGTCTTTCTACTAGGTTAATTTTGCTTAGTCTTGTGTAATGAGTATTAACAATCAAACTCCAAGACTTATCAGGATGACCACCCAAGAATTGTTCTTGAACTACGTTATCAATTTCATAATAACGTTCATTGTAAAGCACCAAATCGCCAATTTCTGGGAAATAGTTCGTGGTAATACAATCACGTTCTCTAAATCTGTAAACAATATCTTGTTTTCTATCAGGTCCATATCCTTGATTTTCTGTGTTAATGTCTTCACGTTGCACCAAACAACTCAAGTCTATACCAGAGTAAAAAACCTTACCCTTGTCACTACTGCTTTCACCGTAGATATTGGTATTGGTTTCATAAGCTGCAATTTTAAATACTTGTACAACGCATTCGATTATATCACCGATTAATTCAGAATTAACACTTCCCAAAAAATTTATATCTCTTGGAGAAAAGTATCTACCGGGAGAATAATTATTGTTATAAATACCCACATCTTTACGTGTAGATGTCCAGTATTGCTTAAAAGCTGGATTTTGTTTAGGGTATTGTGGTGATACAGGTGCTGCCATAAATTATCCTATATAAATGTGTAGTGGTACTCTGGAAAGCATCTTATTCATTTCTTCACTTTCCTTACCTTTATTTTCCAATTGATTGACTCGCAAGGTTTTTTCCAACATATCTCTCAATTTATCAAGCAATGTGTCTTTTTCCTCCTTGGCTTCAGAACGTAACTCCGCACCGTCAAGAGTTACTTCGCCACCTGGAATTGGTACTGTACTATATTTTTGTAATATACGTCCCAATGTTTCTTTGCACAAAGCCAAGAAATATTTCTTGATCCACTGTTTGCCTGGTTGATTTATCTTACAATATGTACAGTATTCGTATGGTATATCACTTGGATCGCTAATGTATTCATAACGAGATCCACTGTAGAAGTTTGTGATATCACGTTCACTTTCAACTATATAATCTATATAAACTTTGAAATTGTCGGTTGGAATTGGAAATATTCTCAACTTATTATTACCTAGAATTTCAAAACTATATGCGCTTTTACGAACCATATCATTAAACTCAATAGCTTGTACACGTTCCAAGTCTTCAAAGATCGGAGTCATTAAGAATTGTGTAGCAGGACTGTATGCGCTAAATCCCATTTCTGTTAGTACGTTACTATAACTCATACCAGTCATACTAAACGGATCATAAATACGAGCAATTGCTGGCGGTCTTTGGTGAAATACACGTTTAACTTCGATACGAGAGCCTGTCAAGTGTTCAATATCTTTACCAATCAATTGATTTAAGTCATAAACTTGTTGTGTGCTGCTTGGATTAACACTGCCACTGACAGTAATATAATTGCGTTTAACTTCATATTCGCCACCAACAAGTGCTTCTGCACCATATTGTTTGCTCAATTGAATTATAAAAGGCAATCCTGTACTTTTTACTCCTAGACCTGTTAAATTTTTGTATTGGTTTTGTGGTAATCCTTGTAAATTTACCATATTATTAACGATGTTGAATTCGTTAACTACACGGTTATATTCCAATACAGATTCTTCAAAACAGGCATAAAAATTAACATCGATCATTTCAATATCGACAATAGGATAACCCAAACGTTTTGCTGCCCACATAGCACTACTACTACAATCATTTTCAAAAGTAGTTTCGCCAGATCCTGTGTTACAACTTTCGCTTAAGTAATAACCAAATGGCACAGTGTTTTGAGTAACACTACTACCACTCCCAGGCCATCTTACCCTATCTTGATCTAAATTAGCACTCATTAATTATAAATATCTAAACAACAAAAATATACAGTTTATAATTTGTTAATTCACATATCATATTTTTTCATCCGTTTTATCAGCTGTACCTTTCAATTTACTTGATATTTTATTTAAATAATTCTTGATTTTATCTTTATAGATCTGTTTAGCAGTAATATTGTTTGGCTCTGTTGGTGCGCGATCACCCCAATGAATTTTTTGTGTAAAATACTTATCTCCAAATCTTTTCCTCAATTCCTTGGTTCTTATTACGAATGTATCTTCTGGTCCCTTATTTTGTATTATACCCAAGGCAAATGCGTCTTTTAATCTAAATCCCTTCATCTTTAATCCGGCGATTACACCCACGGGTTTACCTGTATCAGGATCAATTGGTCGATCACTATCGTCTAAAAATCTCAAATCGGTTCTATCTGCATCAATTACTTTATAACCACGATAATATTCTGGTAATTCATCAAATATTGCGGAAATATTACCACCAGCCTTCAAATATTTTTCACATTCTATATTGTTTTGTAAAGTTTCTTTTCTTGAAAAAGTCATATGTGGTTTTGAAGGATCTTCAAGACTTTGCATTGCCCATTTAAACACGGCTGTATAGTCATAAAATTTAACATCTGGATTTGCAGATTTCCAACTTTCCAATTTTTTATGAAAATCAAGATCGCTCGTACCGTTTAATCTAACCGATAACTTTAAATTGTATTTAGCAGCCACTTTTTTCAAAAACTCCATTTCAATTTGCAATCTTTCAATGAAGTCTTCAGGACGCATTGGATTCAATATTCTACCACGTTTACCTTCGGGTCCGGGTCTACCTTTGCCATAAAATCTATCTATAATTTTTGGATCTGTAGGAATATTTTTCATCTCATCAGATGTCAATTTGTCACCAAACAACCAACGAGTTTTTCTAGCTCTTGCTGCTAATTTTGCTTTTAGATATGCAGGGTTACCAGCAAAATTCAAACAACCAGCGTTACATTCCGGACTTTTCTTTGGACACACTTCGTGACCTGATGAATCAGAGGGAGCCAAATATAAAATTGCAGTCAAATATCCTTTGTCATCTAAGAAAGACTTCAGTGTTTTTGGATCGTTTAATACACTCAACAGTTTTAATCTTCCTTGAGTGTCTCGGGCAATATTCTTCATTAATTCGGCCAACTCAAAACTAATAGGCTCCTTTTTGTTCGCTTCAGTCAAACATATCTTTAAATTGTTATCGGTATCATTTATAGCTTCATATAGAGATTGATTTACGCAATTTTTACATTCACATACAAACGTATCTAGTGGGATAATACTGTCATCAGGTAACCCAAGTGTTTCGTACATTTTAACTTCTGTTAATAAATCAATAAATTTCATATGTGTTTTGTTATTCTTACTTTTAGATTACCTGTGCCTTTTATTACACGGTGGTATGTTTCTTTAGGTATAAATATTGTTTCTTTAAGTAATTGTGGTAAATTATTATCTAATTGAAAGTGCCAATTGTTATTTTCTATAACTTCAACGGTTCTGTCTTCACGATCTATATGCCATTCCAGTTCGTGAGTAGCTACATCGGAACTAAATTCTCTTATATACTGACTGTTACCCAGTGGGTTTTCTATAAACGGTAGACTCATTACCAGTATTTACCTTTACCTTTATTACCCAACGATTTCATTCTATGACTTCTGCAACTCCAATATCCAGCCGTTGTTCTATCTTTCTTTTGACTACATCTGTGTCTAGCTGCAAAACTCTTACGACGAGCCTTGCTACTAGCTCTGCTTCTCATATTTGGATCTCCAAATGTTACTTTTTTAACTTTGCCATTCTTAGATTTAACATATACAGCATATTTTTTAGGACCGCCGGGTGTTCTAAATGGTCTACTTAAATTAACAGTGCGTCCTCTATGCTTAAGTTCCATCAATAAATCTTCTTCGTCTTCGATAGGCGCATCCAAATACACTTCTCTACCTTCAAATATAGCCTTTTTACCCAAATCACTTTCAACCAATTCAGCGTCAGCGTCACACAATTCTATTAAATTTTGAAAATACAAAGTACGAACTTCTTCGATTAAATCAAAATAAGACTCACTATAGGTTCTAAAAATGTTTTCGCTAAGTGGAATTTTATTGTCAATATGATAACGTAAATAAGAACTCATCACTGGTTCTATGTTCTTAGGATGTGCCATCGGACACAACGAATCGTTCTCTATTAAGTCATTAAGTTTGATCATATTGATAAATATTAGTTTTATTATAAAAAATAATATTTATATTATATGAACTTTAAAAAACAACTGTTTTACACCATCGTAATTTTAATACTAACCGGTTGTATTTCGTCTGAAGTTAGACCGGCGAAGCAAGTTACAACTGCACAAGACGCTGTTGCTAAACAAGAAGCCAAAGTAGATAATACGATGGTAGAGTTGGAAAAAGTAGAAAAAGGCAAACGTGTACAAGCATCGTCTTTGTCTATAGGTATTCAACACTCTTTAAGTCAAGTAACAAACCCGTCAGTACAAGTAGATACTGCTAAATCACTCAATGAACGTGTAATTTCTATAGTTGGATCACCACACATAGATGAAATTAAACGTATAAAAGCTACCGTTGATTTATTAAACAGTCAAGTTGCCGAGGAAAGAAAGAAGGGCGATCAATTACTATCACAACGTGACGAAATCATAAACAAATTGCAAAAAGAAAAGTCTGCTTTGAAAGAAAAGTATGATGATGAATTATGGCAAATGACTGATAAAGCAAAAGAAATTGCAAAAGAAGCTGATCAAAGCAAGGCTACTTTGGATGCTATGAGTGGTATGTTTGGTCTTAATGCTGTATTTTGGGGTTTAAAGAAGTTCTTTGTTAGTGCAATGACCGCAATTATCATATTTGTTGTGGTATTTGTTATATTAAGAATATTAGCAACAGTACATCCAGCAGCTGGTGCAGCATTTAGTATATTTAATATGATTGGTTCTGGATTACTAAGTTTGGTAAAAGCATTAACTCCACATGCATTTGAATTGGCTAACTTCGCTTCAAAAGACAAAGTTGATGAATTCAAGTCTCCACTTGTTAAAATAGTTGATGTAATTCAAGAACTAAAAGAAAAACAAAAAGAATCTCCTGATAGAGTATATCCATTGACTGAAGTATTGAAAAGATTTGATAAAGAAATGGATAGTTCCGAAAAAGAATTGATTGATGATATTCTAAAAGAACAAAAGTGGATTAAATAAATTAATATTTATATTTATTATATAATTGTTTTGGATTGTTAACAAATGTTATGTGTTAATAAACTAAAGACGATTATGGATACAAATACAGCACACGTAATATCTCAACAGGTACTAGAATCAACCGCACAAGATATGACAGGCAAATATGTCTGGATGTTCGTAGCGGGATTAATAATTCTAATGTTTAAATCAAGCATTGAAAAACTTGCCGCGGCACTGTTTATGTTTATTGGGTCCGATTACAAAGAAGATGACGTTGTATATGTTGATGGTAAACCAGGCAGAATAGTTCGTGTTGGTTTAACCAAAACAGTTTTTTTCATATACGACATAATAGATGGTAAAGTTGCTGGTGGTAGTAAATTAGTTATCCAAAATGAAAGACTAGCTGGTCTAAACATAGAAAAACCACTACCTCAATTGGATTTAAGCCGTTTCAAAAAAGACTAATTTACTAATTAAACTATGGCTATTAACATTTTTACCCACATCAAACGCGGGTTATACGATAACGTCTACAACTGTATCGAAAAAGAAAAAGTAGATGTCAATCAAAGAGACGATGATACAGGCAATCCACCATTAGTTGTTGCTGTAGAAGAAAATCAAGTGGAAATCGTAAAACTACTGTTAAATCACGGTGCAGATCCCAACTGTAAAGATTGGACCAGTAAAAATACAGCACTGGATGTAGCTGAACAAAAAGGTTTTA